GGTGCGGCTGCGTGTCACATAGTACCTACGCTACTGGCGTGGTATACTGGGGAGTAGGAGGACCACGCCATGGCAAAAACAGACCCGAAAAATCTAGACCCCAGAGATCCAGACCCGTCAAGAGAAGGAATATTCAGGGATCATAATTGTTGGATGTGCGATTACGGTAGGCTACCATGCGTTAATGTTAATCCTAGGCAATGTCAATATCCAAGAGCGAGGAATGACTAATGACACTCAGTGTAATATTCGGCGGGCAATTTGGGTCGGAAGGTAAAGGGTTGATAGCTTCTTACCTAGCCAAGACTCAAAAAATCACTCTGGCAACCACGGACGCCGGGCCAAACGCTGGTCACACGGCGATTTGGAACGGGGAGAAGGTGGTAACATTCCACCTGCCAATGGCGGGGGTACTGTCCCCTCATTGCCTGATCTGGCTAAACGGCGGGTCCATCATCAACCCGGACAAACTGATGGAGGAGGTTGAGGAATTCGACGCTAAGGGATTCAAGATATCAGATCGGCTAAAAATCCATCCCAATGCCGCCATCATCGACCGGGAAGACATAATGCAGGAGAACGATCCATCCGGTATAATGTACGAAATATCAGGCACCATGAAGGGTGTCGGTAGGGCCGCCGCTAGAAAGAGTATGCGAACTGCCAAGGTGGCCAAAGATATTGCGGGGCTGCGGCACTGGATAACCCCGTTCGACAAAAACTTTAGAATAATTGAGGAAAATGTTGTGGTGGAGGTTGCGCAAGGATTCTCACTAGGGATCAACGCTGGGTTCTATCCTCACTGCACTCACCGGGCCTGCACACCAGCTCAAGGTCTAATGAATGCAGCGATGCCAACAACCATACCTCATACCGTCTACGCGGTGATTCGAGTAAACCCCATTCGTGTTGGCAACACTCCATCTGGATACAGCGGCGATCCGTACAAAGATCAGACTGAAACCACTTGGGAGGCCCTAGGGCTCCAGTCGCAATATACCACCGTCACCAACAGGCTGCGCAGAGTATTCACCTACTCCAATGAGCAAGTAGAACATATGATCTGTGTATGCAAGCCTGATGTGATTCTAATCAACTTCGCTCAAACCGTCGATTCATTGGTGATTGATAGCATAAAGTTGAACATCAAAAGCGTCTATGATGATAACAATTGGATGCGCCCTAAGTTTCTATACGGCTACGGCCCAACGCCAGAGGAAGTGAAAGATGAAGTACGAGGAGACGATCAACGCGATATGCAACGCATCCCGCCTGAAGATGATCATAAACTCCCACAAGGGTGATATAGAACAGATAGAGGCAGAGGAGGTAGTCAAATTAGCGAAAGGCGAACTAGACGAACTCCTAACCGCATTCAACGAGGGCAACTGGGAGAAAGCTATAACGGAGTGCGGTGACGTGATGAACTTTATAATATCCCTAGGGTATAACGCCATAGAAAACTATAGGAGACGCAAGTGATGTACACAGATCCCCTGTTTAGAGACATGATGGATGTAAAGCGATGGGCAATCGTACCCACCCTCCGCAAGCAATCAATAGCAGAACACCAATATCTAGTGATGCTATATGTTATGGACATATGCAAAATAACCAACACCGCTCTTTCCGTCCCCCTACTTATATACGCCGCGCTCCATGACGCCGACGAACTGCACTCCGGCGACATACCAACACCGTATAAAGATCCGGGCACGATCTACGACCGCAAAGGGTATGCCAAAAGATATAAGGATAAATTAACTATAAAGGAGTTGGACATAGTAAAATTAGCGGATATGATAGAGGCGGTAATGTTCCTGATAGACGAGTTAAAATCTGGCAACAAGAAGGTACTCAGTATACTTAGAAAATCCTCCAAAGAGGCTATAGATTTTGCTGGAAAGCTCGACATGAAGGAAGCAACGTCCAACATATTCGACCACGCAGCGGATTACGAGGGGAGGATAGAATGACGATATTATTCCCAGTGCAAAAGGCGGCCTACGATAAGGGCAAAGGTAAGGAGCGATTCGGCTACTTCCTAGAGATGGGGCTAGGTAAAACCTTGCTAGTCTTGCACGAGTTCGCTGAACTCCTGGACGCGGGAGAGGCGGATATCATGATGGTGTTTTGCCCGAACTCTCTCATATCCACCTGGAAGGATGAGATTAAAAAGCATCAGTTCGAGTTCGAGACCGTGACCAAGCCAGATTCCTCCAGGGAGGTAAAGCGGGGGTCGGTAGTCCTGTACAACTACGAGGCGATTATTAATTCCCCTGGTAAGCACATAGCCGACATACTGAAGATACACCGGACCTACGCCGTGTTTGATGAATCGGTTCAGATTAAGAATTTCAAGGCGGAGCGGTGGACCAAAGGCATACAACGGTGGGAGCACTTGCTCAAGTACGTTCGACTGTTATCTGGCCGCCCCATGGTTCAATCACCGATGGACCTATGGACCCAGTTGACTATGCTGCACGGGCAAGTTAGCTCCAGCCCGTACGCTTTTCGCAACACTTATTGCCGGATGGGCGGCTGGATGAACAAGCAGGTGGTCGGCACCATGAATCCGGAAAGACTTACCCAGATTCTTAACGCCGTGTCAATCGTGGCCACCAAAAAGCAGTGGACTGACTTGCCCGAGAAGTTATATACCAGCCGCAACTACACCATGACTGAATTACAACACCAAACATACAATAAGATGTATCGAGACATGATCGTGGAGATAAAATCCCAACCAATATCAGTCCAGCAGGCGGTGCATAAATATAGCAAGCTCCAGCAAGTGGGCAGCGGCTTTATGTTCAATGAGAGCGGAGACGCCGTACCGATCATGGAGTTTGAGAAAGTACCTAAGCTCAAGGTGCTGGAAGAGATCCTGGACGAGATGGAAGGAAAGGTTATAGTATTTGCGCATTACCGGCCATCAGTGGAAGCTCTAAGCAAGCATTTTAAGTGCCCAACTATCCGGGGCGGCATGACAGAGCATGACATAAAGGATGTGATCGATGAATTCAACAACGGAGACAGCCGCGTATTTGTTGGCCAGTTAGCTGCAGCTAAATACGGCCTTACTCTATTGGGACATCCTGCCATGCCGTGTCACACTACAGTCTATTTCGAAAACTCATACAGCCTCGATGCTCGTATCCAGTCCGAAGATCGAAACCACCGACATGGCCAGAAGAATTCGGTATTATATATTGATCTGATGGGTGCCGCCGTGGAGCGCAAAATCATCAGGGCGCTCCAACATAAAGACGACCTGAGTAGATTAATCATGGGTATGAATGAGGAGTTACAAAATGCCGCGTGAAGAAGCCGCCAACGTTCGGACTCAAATACTGAACACCGCTATCAAAGCACTGGGGAATCGTGGCATCGAACACGGGGAGGCTCATAGGAATATGAAGCACACCGCCGCTCTGTGGTCGGCCTATTTAGGCGTTGAAATCTCTGATATAGACGTTCCCCAAATGTTAATCTTGCTCAAGGCTAGCCGAATCAGGTGTGGTAACGCTGCTCAAATAGACCATTATGTTGATCAGTGCGGGTATTCTGCTATTGGCGGAGAGATAGCCCAAAAGATTTAACGGTGACCCCCGCCCAGGGATGACGAAACCTGAGCGGGGGCCTTCGCGCCGAACAGGAGTGGGGGGAGGCCCACTCGGCAGCGACTCTACATTAAACCAAATTTAGACAATATACCAGCATCGCGGCCGTCTAATCCAAATAACCCCTTTTTCTTCTTACCGCCGATCAGGGATGCCACCAACCCCTTAGTACCGGGCTCCTTGTTTATCTTGCCGATGCCCAAAATTTCTGCAAACATATCCATTAGACCTGTGTTGGTGGGCTCTTCAGCCGGGGTTCCATAGATTGGGCTTGTCTGCGGAGATACCTCGGTGTCGCCGGGGTCATTGTCAATAAGACTGCCTAACTCATCAGGATTAATTCCTAACCTAGTAGCGGTAGCCAATAAAGCCGCCCTCTGCTGATAAGTTAATGGCATCTCAATTCTCCTGTCCTTGTAGAAGCTCGTTCACACCACCGCCCATTAAAAGGCCGATCAGGCCGTACTTCTTAAGATTCTCTTTCAACTTTTTCTGCTCATCAAATTGGAATGATTCCAGGATGTTTATCCTGTTGGGATCATATATAACAAAGTTCCTGGAACCGGTGTCCTTGTACATGTCTTCTGCGGGCATGTACTCGTGACCGGGGATACCGGCCTCCTTAAAAGCTTGGCTAACATCCCTGGACGCCGCGACCCGATCTTTTTCATGCTGCTTAAACATATTTTGAACTTCATCGTATCTATCTCCTACATCTCCTCCTTGATCTTCTCGCTTAATTTGATACCTCATATATTCATCGGGAGTCATGCCGAGCCGCGTCACCCCTCGGGCTTCTAAACTTAGGCACTCTTAATCCCTTGGCTGCTGGCAGGAGGAACGCGGCGTCCATAGCTAACTCTTGCCAACTTTTCTCTTTTAATCTCTCTACGGCGGGTTCTGGTTTAGAAGCCGTTTTGGCTGCGGCATAACCAACATCCCCCAGCCACGGTATCGCCGATAAATTGGCTACCCTTTCAAGCAAATTAATCTTATTCTGAAGATCAACCTGATCTTGATCGTCGTCGGTGGTAAAGTAATTAAGCAGCCATCGGCGCAATTTCTCGGTGGGCCGCTTCGGTTCAAACGAAGACAGCACACCCCCTTTGCTAAGGTCTGCCGGTTTAAATTCAGCCAATTGGGAATCCCATGTTACCCGGTCGAATTGGTGCCACCGGGCGCTGCCTAAAGTTCATCATATGGCGCGGATTCATGCCGAAGCCAACCCGGTCCATTCTTCCACCTTCCATCGGACCCCGCCATCCGCCTCCTGTATGACTCTGCCACCCACCTCTCATTCGATCTATAGGATTACGTGGTATAATTCTACCGCCTCCGCCCGGAGTCATTTGCAAAGTCTCGGGGCCATTCTCTCCAACCGTGTACTGGCCGCCAGGGGCGACTGGCCCCCCGAACTGACGGCCCAAAATGCCACCATATCCGCCCAGTGGGTTGTTTGCACCATAGTTCGGGCTATTCATGTTATTCCAATTGGCTCCATATCCGATATCGTCAAATGGATTATAGTTGTTATTCCAGTCTTGGGGGGTGTTGGGATTGTAAAAACCAGAGTTTATATTCTGCCATTGCGCAGTCGGGGCTGGAACGCCAGCGCCAGGTCTGACGCCAGTGCCAGGTTTGACGCCAGTGCCAGGTCTGACGCCAGAACCAGAGACAGAGACAACGCCGCCCATGGCTGTTCCTGCTGCACGGGCAGCTGCTATTGCCCTTTCCCTGGCAGCCCGCGCCGCCGCTACTCTCGGGCCAAAGCCGGCAACGCCACTGCCTGGCCCGCCTAAACCTGCTGCATTCAACCCGTAGGTCGTGCTGTTATAGCCGCCCGGCGACATGCCGCCGAAGCCTAGTTGGCCAGGCTGCGCACCGCCGACATTACCGGCTGCGCCACCAGCACCTGGAAAATTGTTACCATAGCCGCCTGTCGCAGCGAAATTACCGCCCGGATCACCAAATGGCATTGTCGTTACTCCTTGTTGAATGTTGTGTATTTTGTCTGGTCGCGTCCGCCGCCATGCCCACCCGCCATGGCCTGCGCGGGCCGCGCGGTGCGCGCCCGTGGGGTGTGCGCGCCCCGCCGGTACGTATATGCCGGAGGCGCCATATACCCATGCCCCGCGCACCGCGCGGCCTCGAGAATGTTCATTACCTCTGTCCTCTATTTAAGCGTTCAAATGTAGGTATGATGCCTGGAATGCCGGGTGCCGCGCTTGGTGGTTTATAAGTCCAAATCGGGTCGTCTGGATCGGACAGCGCTCTTACGATCCTATCCGCCCTTTTTCGATCAGCCCTGCCACCGGCTTTTTTAATTATGTCCTTGACTCCTGCCCAACTCATGGCAGAGCCAATAAAGGGGTGTCCAGTTGCGTGAGCGGCGACACCACCGGCTATCCTAACTCCAGGATGGCTGGGAGTTGTAATGCCCATGACTCGCTCGCCACCAGCCGCTTCATTAGTTCTAGCCACCCTCTGCATGTCCCGAATATTTTCAATCAATTTTTTAGATGGGGGTTTCCCGGTAGCTTCCGTAAGGGCTTTTATCAGATCGCTGTCGGACATTTTAGGATCCAGTACCGATCCAATATTTGACTCAACCTTCTCGGCCCGAGCGCCTCTCTTGCCAAGTTCGACGGCATCCTCCCAATCTTTGTCCTTGGTGAACTTAACAAGGTCACCAGCCAACTTCCTGAGATGCTTGGCCTCGTTCGCGTCTGCGGCGGATTCCGCTTTAGTCTCCAATTTGCTACGAATCCTCTCAAGATACGCCGTAGACACGTTCTTGCTGTTGTGGGCTTTTTTAACTTCGTTAGGCGTCATGCCGCCTAGAATTTTCCTGGATACAGCGGCCACCTCCGGAATCTCAAGAGTTCTGGTAAGCTGTTTGTTGTGCGGGACGTTGAGCTTCTTCCTGAATGCATCAAGGGTAGCTTCCGCCGCCTCTCTCAACTCGTCAGTCCTTTGCAGGCTGGGTGTTGTCTCTCTGGCAATATCCAGAGTAGCCTGAGCCTTAACTGGCCTCTTGACGAAAGGTAGTCGCGCTGTCTCCGGATCGGTAGACTTCTTAATTGCCGTCTCTAGCAAACCGGCTCCCCGTTCGGTAACATCGGCGGGCAACAGTCCCCGCTCCTTGCTGTACGCTTGCACTTTTTCGCCAGTCAATCCAGCGTCTTTCAGATTGTCAAGAGTAACTTTATTTCCTCTAGCTCCATACGCTCTAACAGCACGAGGAGTAGACAATCCTAGTAAACTTCCAAAAAATTTACCCCACGGTCCCCCCACCTCTTCACCGGCATAACTCCCCAACCCACCAGTGAGTGTCTCAACTGCCTTTATTCCGGCGCGGCCAGGATTTAAAGCGACACCGGGCGCTATTTCTGTTACCGCTCTGGTTATCTTACCTGGGGTTGTCTCTGCCTCTGGCAAGCCACCGGTGACCACGCTCACCACACTATTAAGATCCCAAGGATTAACGCCGCCAAGATAAGGTTTTACAAATTCACCGGCGGCCTCAACTGCCCCAGGAATAGTACCTTGTGCTAAGTCAATACCTCCTTGCAACAGACCAACCGGGGCCTGGGTAGCAACATCCTCAACCACACTCTTCGGTTCGATAAAATTTCCTGCCCTAAATTGAGCGGCGGCGTCGGTCGGGTCTTTGGCCTCGACCCATTTCTCGGTATTGGTCGCCGGGTCTCTTACCTTATACTTCATTACTGGCCTCCGGGAGTGATTTCCAGACCGTCGATGACCTCTGGTTGTGCAGGCGCCGGAAATTCAGTCTTGAAACCTGTCATATCGATTTCTGACTCTGGTGGTCCAAATATGAGACTCTCTGGGATGCCATTCGCTGCAGCCCTACCTTTATACTCTTCGCGAATCTGATATTGCCTCTTTTCAGCAAATCTAGCCAGATCCATGGTGGCGTCAAGCATCTCTTTAGCCGCCTGCTCAGGCATAATCTCGCCATTTCCAACTCTATCCACGTACATCTGGAATTGAGCTAGGTAACTAGCTGTCTGTTGCGCTAGTCCAACTTCACCCTCTCTAACGGCACTGTCAGCATCCAAAACCTTAATGTAATTATACAATATCTGCATTTGTTGGGCGGCCGTAAGATTCTTACCCACAAGATTTTGGGCCTGACGACCAACGTCAAACGCTTTATTATATCCTTTAACTCTTCTATCAAAATCATCCCTAAACTGACCAGCCGTCTTAATTTTAAATTCGCTATTGATGCGATCCTGCACGGCCTGAGCATTTGCTTGTTGTGCCGCATTAGTCCCTTTTTTCGTTATTTCGTCATTAATCTGGTTGATAGTCTCCCCCAGCTTCTCTTCACCATTAGCGTAAAGCCGATTGGCAATGTCCTGGTTAACTTCTGAGAGCCCGGTGCGTGTTTTGATCGTGTCCAGTTCGGTTTGCGTAAATTCTCTCTCGTCTCCCGGCTCTCTACCACCAAATATATCACGATAAATTTGCACTTCTGGGAGTTGACCTTTAGCGTATTCCTTCTGCATTAATTCCAGAGCTTTATCCGGCTGCTGCGTTAATGCATCCGCCAAGGCCGGGTCCTTTTCTCTAACTTGCTCAATATACGCCGCGACCGAATTCATTTTAGCTTGCTTCTCGGCCGCCGTCTGATCCGCCGCAGCTTGTTGCCTACGATTATCGATAATGACATTCAAAGCAGAGGAGAATGCACTACCGCCAGCCAGCGCCGCAGAAGCTAACTGAGTGAGTTCTGTCTCAGTTGGATCAGTAAGGCCGGATTTCTTAGCGACATTATTCATAAACGCTTCATTATCAGGGGTGGCGTCACCACCACCCAGCATCGCCTTGGCGAATTGCGCCTCCGGATCAAGCATATAATCGACTTGCTTGCCAATTATGTGTTTAAAAGCATCCGGATTAGACTCTATCATATCTGCAAATTCGGGATTAGTCTTTCTAATCTTATCAGCATACCGCATTCTCATCCTGTCTTCTTTGTCCTGACGGGACCGTTGGTCTCTCAACATCCTATTGTAAGACAGAGCGCCCATGTCGACTGGTTTGCCGTAGGCCAGACTGGACAGAATGCCACCTATCTCCTGTAGACTAGAAGATTGATCAGCGTTAAATAACCCAAACAGACCAGACCTTGGCTCTTCATACTGAGCGTTCGGGTCTTCTGCCTGCTGTTGATTAAAAAAATCTAGTAACGGCATATCATTCTCCTAGAGTGCTCCAAGGATACCGGCAATACCGCCGATGGTCCCAAGAATACCAGGGTTAGAACTACTCTTACTCTTGACAGTCCCATAACTGCCCGGATCAAGAATTGAGGCCATGTAGGTAGCCAACGCATCCTGAGGCGAGCCAGTAAACCCTGTATATTGAGCCCTAATTGCATCCATTAGCGCCTGTTGCTGTTGCTGTTGCAACGCTCCTGCCGCTAATTGATTCTGCTGCAACTGGTTACCAAACCCGAAGCCCATGTTAGATAAAGAGCCTAGATTGGACGTGCCAAATTCTCGTGCTCGCTGGCCATAACCGCCGTATAGATTAGCGAGATTACTGAGCCCTTGAGCGCCACCAGAGAACAAATTCTGGTTCATGGCCTGATTGGCGAGGTCAGCTTCCATCCGATTGTTTATATCAAACTGACCCATCTGCTGGGCATTGAGAAAGTTCTGGCTATTAAGTTGAGCCAAAGTGTTCGCCTGGGTGTCGGCATACTTTCCACCTAACACACCCTTCTGTAAATACATACGATCGCCGCCAAAGGCGCCTTTAGCGACAGAGGCATCGTCTATTCCTTGCTGTTGAACCCCCTGCTCTTGGTTCAACCTATTCATGGTCCGATCAATGACCGATTGATTGAACGGATTCATGTAGGGGTCGAGATTGGTGCTAGAGAGTTGCCCTGCCGTAACAGCCTGTGGAATATAACCAGTCATCTGCCCGTAAACATCACCAGCCTGACCACCGAAAGCGTTAGCCTGCTCCAAAGCACCACCGCCAGTACCGTATATGTCTCCAGTCTGGCCTAACGCCCCAGTGAAAGCGTTCGCCGAATTCTGAGCAAGGGGCTGCCCAGCATAAGGACTAGTTGTTGAACCGCCCATCGTTATCTCCTAATACATGCCATGGTTGAAATCACCACCCTATCCAACCGGGTTGCCACCACCGAAAAGGCCACCCAAGCTGCCCATAAGACCACCGAAGCTGCCCATATTGCCGCTGGCAAAACCGCCCTCAGCCATTCCGCCACCCACACCAGTCTGCGATGCGCCTACGCCGCCCTGCCCTGCGCCCATACCTTTACCGCCCGTCCTACTGGGATGACCCACGCTATATTTTCTTCTGAGCGGCACCAATCTACCGTCCCCTTGCACTCTATAACGAATTCCGTTACGTACTACGATTGCTCCTGGCCTATAAGTGCCGCCGCCAGCTGCCCCTGGAGTCTGAGTAACTGGGACCTGCAGACCACTACCACCACCGGAACCACCACCGGAACCACCACCGGAACCACCACCAGAACCACCACCCGGAAGCGATGAACCAGGCATTCTACCAGTAACAGGATCTATAAAG